CAGCAGATATACAATGAAGCCGAACAAGAAATTAAAGAAATAGAAAAGATGATTGCTGACAGTAGCCTTCCAGCTGCAGATATGATCGGATGAAATATATGGAATCTTTTGTTTACTGTTGGACTGATAAGATTACAAATAAATTATATGTTGGTTCTCATAAAGGAACAACAAATGATGGGTATATTTGTTCTAGTAAACTAATGCTCGATGAATATAAAAAAAGACCTGGTGATTTTTCACGTCAAATAATTGCTGAGGGTAGTTTAAAAGATATTAGAAAATTAGAATCAAAAATACTTCAAGCTGTTAATGCTCGTTTAAACGAACAATTTTATAATAAACATGATAACGATGGTTTTTATTTTGATGGGTGGAAAAGTGGAACTCATACAGAAGAACATCGTCAAAATATGTCAATTGCTGCTTCAAAAAGAAAACGAACAGAAGAACATATAAATAAATTACACGAAGGGCGCAGGGCTTCTAAAAATTCTCCAGAACATAAAGCAGCTTTAATTGCATCAAAAATTGGTTCTACACATAACGAAGAAACAAAAAAGAAAATGAGTGAAAAGAAACTTTCTAATCCTCAAACAAAATTAAATGCAAGCGAAGCAGGTAAAAAATCACAAGCAGCTCGTAAAGCTTCTGGTTATTACGAAACACCAGAATATAAGGAAAAATGTAAGTTGGCTTGGGAAAAAAGAAAAGCTAAAAAATTATTGACACACGGAGGTTTGGCATAATGGCTACCAACTTCTACTTTCAATAACTTCAAAAACTCTGGCGAACAGGATTTGCTAGAGAGTCTTGTTGTTGAAGCCATCCAGATACATGGTTTAGACATGTATTACATTACCCGTGATATCAATCATCTTGATAAACTTTACACAGCTGACGATCAGTCATCATATACGAAACCATACCTATGTGAGTTCTATATTAAGTCGGTTGATGGGTTCGGCGGCGATGGTAATTTTATGTCTAAGTTTGGGCTCGAAATTCGTGACCAGGTTGTATTCTCTGTAGCTCAGAGAACTTTCAGTAGAGAGATAGGCGCTTACACTACACTAGTTAGACCAGTTGAAGGCGACCTTATTTACTTTCCATTAAACAATAAATGTTTTCAGGTTAAATTTGTCAACAAGTTCGAGATGTTTTTTCAACTAGGCGCATTACAAACATGGGAAATGACTTGTGAGTTATTTGAATATAGTGACGAAGTATTTAATACTGGCATACCTGAAATTGACAGCCTACAGAAAAATTTCAGCACTAACATTCTTGATTACACGATTGATGATGAACAAGGTAACTGGATTACTGACGAAAACGGTAATTATTTGGTCGTTGAAGGTTATAATTTAGATACAATAACAGGTACTGGAACAAATCAAGATTTCGCCACCGAATCTGCTGGTTTCATCGATTTCTCTCAAACTGATCCATTTGCCGAAGGGGTTGATGTATAATGTTCGGTCAAACTTTTTATTTTCAAACTATCCGTAAATATGTAACGCTTGTTGGTACTTTATTCGACGATATCTCTATTGTTCGAACGGACTCAAACAATAATATGACTGGCTTAATCAAAGTTCCTATTACATATGCTCCAAAAGATAAAATGCTTGCTCGTTTGCAGCAAGATCCGAATATTGATCGCCCAACAGCCACAATTACTTTACCAATTATGTCATTTGAAATGACTACATTGCGTTATGATGGTTCAAGAAAACTTCATACAACTGGTAGAGTTGCTTACGGTAACACTTCTGCTGGAAGTTTAAAGTATCAGTATAATCCTGTTCCGTATAATATTGATTTTCAGCTTCATATTATGGTAAAAAATGCTGAAGACGGAACCAAAATTGTAGAACAGATTTTACCATATTTTACTCCAGATTTTACAGTAAGTGTACACCTTATTCCCGAAATGGGAGTTATTATGGAAATACCAGTTGTTATGACAGGTATTTCTCAACAAGACACTTATGACGGTTCGTTTACAGAGCGTCAGTCACTCACTTGGACTTTAGATTTTACTGTAAAGGGTTATTTGTATGGACCAGTGAAAACAAGTGCAATTATTAAATATGCTAACACTGTTTTCTATACTCCTTCAGTTTCAGACGGTATGCTTAATACTGCTGTTGGAAATACCCCAGCTGTTGCTTGGATACAAACACAACCAGGCGAACTAGCAAACGGTTCGCCGACCTCTAATTCTTCTGCTTCTATACCTGTTTCAAGTATATTAGCAACAGATGATTATGGTTTTGTTAACACAATTACAGAAGTTAAATAATGACCCAATCTAATAATGATCCTTTGAGTGCAGCTTTAAATTTAACACCAATGACCAAAGACAATCCAGTAAAAGCGTTAGAAATGAAAGCGCATGACGACAGTGCTAAAAACGATTTCGAATTAGCACGTGCAAATATACATGAGATAATTCAGAACGGCAGCTATGCTATCGAAAAGTTATCTCAGATTGCAGATTCAAGTCAGCATCCTAGAGCTTTCGAAGTTCTCGGCACCCTTATGAAAACAATGCTTGATGCAAATAAAGACCTGTTAGACATTCAGAAAAGAATTCGAGAAATCAGCGCTGCTGATTCGCCAACGAATGATCAAGCACAACAAGTGACAAACAACCTATTTGTAGGATCTACGGCTGACCTTCAGAAAGTCATTGAGGACATGAAGAATGGTGGATCTAAGTAAACTTAAAGGGTATAATGGAAACCAAAATCTTAAACGTTCAAACCAATCAATTGAATGGACGCCTGAATTAGTTGGTGAATATGTAAAATGTTCAGAAGATCCGATATATTTTATCGAATCTCATATGAAAATTATTAACATCAATAAAGGTTTGGTAAGTTTCAAACTGTACGATTATCAAAAAGAGATGATCACAGCTATGAAAGAAAACCGTTTTAATGTTATAGCTACTGCTCGTCAGGCAGGTAAGTCAACTGTTACCTGTGGATTTATTCTTTGGTATATTATTTTCCATGCTGATAAAACTGTTGCTCTTCTAGCTAATAAGGGTGAAACTGCAAGAGAAATTCTCGGTCGTGTTCAGCTCGCATACGAGCATTTACCCCGTTGGTTACAGCATGGTGTTAAAGAATGGAACAAAGGTTCATTCGAACTTGAAAACAACAGCCGTGTTATTGCCACAGCGACATCTGCTTCTGCTATCCGTGGTTACTCTATCAACCTACTGTTTATCGACGAAGCAGCGTTTATTGAAAACTGGGACACATTTTTTACTTCAGTTTATCCTACTATTTCGTCAGGCGATGAATCTAAAATTATTCTTGTATCAACACCAAATGGTTTGAATCACTTTTATGCTATCTGGCAAAACGCCAACGAAAAAAGAAATAATTATCATCCAATTAAAGTTATGTGGGATGCTGTTCCTGGTCGTGATGAAAAATGGAAAGCAGACACTTTATCTTCTATGAACTTTGATACAGAAAAGTTTCAACAGGAATATTGTGTTGAGTTTATGGGTAGTTCTGGTACTCTTATTGCTGGTTGGAAACTTAAAGAACTCGTTCACCAAACACCACTAAACACCAAAGATGGTTTATCTGTATATGTTAGCCCCATCGCAGGTAATAGATATACTATAGTTGTTGACGTTTCTGAAGGTAGAGCGTTAGACTATTCGGCGTTTCATGTTGTTGATGTTACTAAAATGCCTTATCAGCAGGTTTGTGTTTATCGTAATAATTTAATCACTCCATTAGATTATGCTGAAGTGGTTCATCGTATTGCATTGGCTTATAATAGAGCTCCAGTACTAGTTGAAGTGAATAATATGGGCGCTCAGGTAAGTCATTCTCTTCATTATGATTTTGAATATGATAATATATTGTTTACTGAAAATAATGGTAGAAATGGTAAAAAAATAAGTGGTGGTTTCGGTTCAGGTTTTGATATGGGCGTAAGAACTACAACGCCCGTAAAAGCGAACGGTTGTTCTTTATTGAAACTATTAATTGAACAAAATCAACTTGTAATTAATGATTTTCATACCATTGAAGAATTGTCTCGTTTTTCTAGAAAAGGAAAAAGTTATGAAGCCGAAGAAGGAGCACATGACGATTTAGTTATGGGGCTTGTTCTATTTGGATGGTTATCAGAACAACAATATTTCAAAGATTTTACAGACATAAATACACTCATGAGATTAAGAGATAAAACTGACGATGAAATTATGCAAGATCTTTCTCCATTCGGGTTTGTTGATAACGGCATGGATGATCCATACGAGGCTTTAGAACTTTCTGAAGGCTCCGGCGGAAGTTGGATGTTTGAACTAGAAAATGATAATTTATAAATAATTACAGGAATTTCAAACACCTTTTCCATGGAAGGAGAAAATAAATGGTAGCGATTACTAACACTCTAATCAGCCCAGGTATCAACGTATCAGAAGTTGATCTTACAACAGTTGTTCCAAGACTTGGCACGACTGTAGGCGCTATTGCTGGTATGTTCCCTTGGGGTCCAATGCAGGAGCGCATTCTTATCGGTAGCGAATCTCAGCTTGTAGCTACATATGGCGAACCAAATTCAAACAATGCCGAAACATTTTTTACAGCAGCAAACTTCCTTTCATATGGTAATAGCCTTTATGTAGTTCGTGCGGGTAATACGACTTCGAATGATGCTAATGCTTATTTGAGTGCTGTTGCTAACGCTGCAGGTTACAATGTAACTAATGCTATTGCTTCATCTGTTTCGGTTCTTAATGAAATTGATTTTTCTAATAAGAAAGCGAACAATTATTCTTACGATGCTAACGTTATGTTCGTTGCTAAGTTTCCAGGCGCTCTTGGTAATTCACTTAAAGTTTCTGTTTGTGATAACGTAAATGCTTACGCTTCAAACGTAAATATCGTATCAACAAGCACAACACCTGATACAACTCTTACTCTTACAGTAACATCTGGAAATGCATCTGTAACAACAACAGATACAACTGGTTTGAAAGCTGGCGCAGTAT